AGCCGAAGGGCACGGGCGTGGAAGCTGCGGCTGAGAAGCTTGCGGCCATGCGCGCCGGCCAAGGCAGCGCGAAGACACTTTCAGGAGGCGGCGGCGCCAAGAATGGCGGCACGTCTCTTAAATCCATTTTGTCCCTCGATGGCGCTGCGTTCGATAGCGCTATGGACAAATATCTGAACGATCAGATCAGGGCGCGCTGAGCGCGATAGGGTCGTTTACTTCGTCTGCCGGGACGTAAAACCGGCATTCGCTCGCGGGAGCGTTATCCCGCCTTCGTGACAGTGGCCACGTCAGAGCCGCACCGGTGAGCATTGCCAGGGACCGCAGCGATAGAGATCGCGCGCGCGTCGAGCAGCCTCCGCGACTTCCCCCATTCACAATTCAGGACAAACCCAAATGGCTACGAAAACGTATGCCGCAGGGGATGCCGAAGTCGTAAAGCTGTGGTCGAAGCGGCTGGCACGCGAAGCGCTCAAGCGCTGCGTTATGGCCCCGTACCTCAAAGACTCGTCATCTGCCCTCGGCATGATTGAATCCGACACCCAAAAAGGCGCCGGCGATCGCGTTACGGTCACTCTCCGCATGCAACTCACTGGCGATGGTGTTGCGGAAAACCAGACGCAAGAAGGCAACGAAGAAGCGATCAGCACGTACACGGACAACGTGTCGCTGATGGAACTTTCACACGCGACCCGCTCGCAGGTGAAGATCACGCAACAGCGCGTCCCGTTCAAACTGGGCCGCGAAATGAACGACGCTCTCGCCGATTGGTGGGCGGCGCGCATGGACGTTGTGTGCTTCAATCACTTGGCGGGCTACACCCCGGCCAACACTCTGGCGGCGAACGGCCAGTACAACGGCGGCAATACCATCGTCGCTCCGTCTTCTGGGCGCCAGCTCTGGACCGAAGCTGGCACCTCTGACGATCAGTCTCTCGACTCGACCGGCGACGAGCTGGAACTGAGCGACATCGATCGTTGCGTTGAGCTTGCTCAGACGGGCGGCACTGCCGGCCTCGTTCCGATCCGGCCGATTGCTGGGCTTCCGGGCGGCGCCGATTACGTGATGTTCGTTCACCCGACGCAAGTAACGCAGCTTCGCACCAGCACAACGACCCTTAACTGGGCCGACTTGCAAAAGGCGATGTTGCAGGGCGGTGAAGGCAAGGAGTCGATGTTCTTCAAGGGCGGCTTGGGCGTCTATAACAAGACGCTACTGGTCGAGAGCACGCGCGTTCCGCAGGGCGTCAACAGCTCAACCGGCTTGGCGGTTTCCACCGTTCGCCGCGCCATCTTCTGCGGCGCTCAGTCGCTCGGCCTGTGCTTTGGCCAAGGCTATGGCGCAGAAGAGTGGAAGGTCCAAGAAGAAACCTTTGACTACGGCCGCCAGCTTGGCGTCAATGCACTGAACATTTTCGGCGTGAAGAAGCTCCGCTTCAACTCGTCGGACTTCGGCACGATCGTCGTGTCGTCGTATGCCGCCAACGCAGCGTAAGGAGGGCTGACAATGGCACAACCAGCACGCAGCTTTCACACGCAGCAAATCCACTATCTGCGCAAGTCGATCACCTTCGCGGACAACGGCACCACCGTTGACATTGGCACCATCCCGGCCGGCTCACAGCTTGTGAAACCGATTTCGGGCGTGGCGGTTAACGTCGCATTCAACGGTGGCGCAACCAATACGCTCGACATCGGCCCGTCCACGGACTCAGGCACGAATCTCTGGGCGACGGTTCTGGCGTTGGGCTCGATCGCGTTCGTTCCGATTGACGAAGCGGTGTCCGGCCTCGTGTCGGTTGACACGCTCGTGCAGGCATACGTGGTCTCTACGGCTGGCGCTTCGGCGGGGTCGGCGGAGATCATCATCGCCTACATCCCGGACAACGATCTGTGAGCAATCCCGCACTAGTCCCTGGGCGGCGGCGCGCAATCGTCGCCGCTCAGGTTCAAGCGCAGAAGGCAGAGGCGCCGGTGGAGCAATCCCCGGCGCCGAAGCCGAAGCGCGGGCCTAAGCGCAAATGAGCACATACGGCACGATGATCGACCGCATCGCGGCGGAGCTGGAACGCTCAGACATCGGCTCTGCGTCCACGCCCGGCGTGATCGGCTCGCACATCAATGATGCGATCCGTCAACACAAGAGTCGCAACTGGTGGTTTCTCCAAGGCCCGACGAGTGCGGCGCTTACGAGCGTGACGGTTGCGAGCGATAGCTACGTGGCCGACTACTCGGGCTTGATCCAGCTCGACAGCCTGCGCGTCACGATAGGCACGCAACTAAACCAACTGGATCCGATCAGCTTCAACGAGATGGAGCTTTTGCATGACGGCAACAGCCAAACCGGCGAGCCGTTCAAGTACACACGCCACGGCGGGCGGTTGCGCCTCTACCCGACGCCCGGCGACGTTTACACGCTGACTTGGAGCGGCCTCTTTGAAGAGGCGACGCTTTCAGCCAGCGCCGACACAAACGACTGGATGACGCACGGCGAGCTGCTGATCCGTCACACGGCGCGCATGACCATCTGCCGGGACTACCTGCGCGACATGGAAGCGGCTGGCGCATGCGGTCCTGCCATCGTCGGCGCGATTGATGCGCTCGACCGCGAGCACATGCGCCGCAGCCCGACGCGCACTGTAAGGCCGCGCCTATGAGCAAGAAGCAAACGCGCCGCGCCATCATCGACGCAGCGATTGCGAAGAAATACGGCTGGGGCTTTCAGCCTGCGAAGCCGAAACCGGTGAGCAAGTAATGGGCATCCTAAGCCGCCTTCTCGGCCTTCCGCAAACCGAGCCAATCAAGATGATGCGCCCGACGCAGGATTATCAGGCGCCGCCCATGCCCATGATCCCAACCGTGCCGCTTGCGCAAGGCGGTGCTCCTGGGCCGCAGCCGATGCGCCCGCAGGCGCCGCCCATGTCGCCTGACCTGGAGCTAAAGATCGCGGGCGATCCGCTCTCACAGCTTCAATGGCAGCAGGGCGATGCGCCGTTGGACATGAGCAACGGACAGATTCAGCGCGGCGTTGGTGGCCCGCAGCGTGGTATGGAGCCACTGAGCGCGCCGCAGGGCATACCGCAGCTTGATCTAGGCGCCGACATGCGCGCCGCCATGATGCGCGCGCAAGCGCAGCCGCAAAGCGATCCGATGCTGGACTGGTATCGATCCGAGGGTCAGCGCGACCTCAACAATTTGCAAGAGGGCCGCGATTACTACTCCCGGTCAGCACAAGACTATGAGTCACGTCTCGGGCGCACAGATCGGCGGCGCTGGTGGTGACGCCAGAGTTCAGCGAAACCACCGACGTGCGCGGTCGTCTCATCATATGCCGCATTGGCGAGCATGAAGGCCGCGCGCGTGTGATGAGTTCCGGCGAGCAAGACGCACGCGACCGTGCAGAGCGCCAAGCGCGCGAGAAAGCGGAACGTGGGGCTGCTGAGTAGGCTGCTTGGCCGCGCAGCGCGGTCAGCGCCAACAGAGGCCCGCACTGGCGGATTGTTGAGTAAGGCTGCGCGTTCGATTGAGTACGGCCCATTTCAGCCGCCATTTAATAACACTGCCCGCGTCCCGCTGCGTGATCGGTTCGCTTATTCAGGGATCGAGCCGACCACCGAGGATGATTGGTTCGATCTAGCAGCGCGCGGCCAAGGCGAAAGAGCGCGCGTCCCGCTGCGCGATCTGTTCGCCACACAAGATACTGTAGCGTCTAATTACAGCGATGTTGCTCGGCGCAACGCTGACGAACTGCCGATGATCGTGGAGGAAAACGGCCATTACTACATTCTCGACGGTCATCACCGCCTTACTGCCCTGCAAGACAGCGGCGAAGAATTAGCTGACGTGCGGCTTTATCGCAGTGATTGGCGTCCGCCTCCGGGCTGGAAACCTCCGGGGCTTGGGTAATGCCCGCTCGTGATTTCGGCCCTTGGGCCCCCGATCTCGACGCGATGAACCCCGCGCCACATCTGCGCAACGCTAAGAACTGCCTACCTGCCGCGAACGGTTATCGTCCGCTTCCGGGCCTCTCCGTCACGACTGGCGCAATGAGCGCGCGTTGCCGGGGCGTCTTCCCGATGCGGGATATTGACAACGCAGCGCACATGTACGCGGGCGATCTGGATAAGCTCTATGAGCTTGAAGCGACGGTGTGGACCGACCGCAGCAAGGTTGGCGGCTATACTGACGCGACGACCACGACGCGCTGGCGGTTTGCTCAGTATGGCGATCGGGCGCTGGCGACGAACGGGCTGGATGCGATCCAGTACATCGACGCCAGCACAGCAGCGACCGCGTTTGCTGATTTGGCCGGATCGCCTGGCTTGGCGAAGTTCATCGCGACATACGGCGAGTTCGTCTTTCTCGGCGCGCTCGGCACGAACGGCATGGCGATCAAGTGGAGTGCGATCGGCAACAGCGAAGGCTGGACGGTTGGCGTTAACCTGTCCGACGAGCAAGAGTTCGCAGACGGCGGCAACATTACCGGCTTCGCCACGACGCGGGCGGCGCTCTATGTCTTCCAAGACAAGTGCATTCGCCGCGTCCAGTTCGTCGGCGGCTCGGTCATCATGCAGATTGACAAGCTGGTCGAGAACATCGGCTGCATCGAGCCGAACAGCTTGGTTCAGTACGGCCAGCGCTGTTTCTTCCTGAGCGAAGACGGCTGGTACATGTGGGATTTTGAAAGCCAGCCGCGCGCGATCGGCAACGAGATGTTTGACCGCTGGTTCCTCTCGGAAGCGAACCGCGTTTACTGGTACGCGATGAGCACGGCGATCGACCCGCGCAACCGGGTGTTTGCGTGCGGCTATGCGGTGGACTCAGACACGCCGTCGCGGGTGTTTTACTTCAACTATGAGCTAGGCAAGGCGAGCTGGGGCGAAGCGGCGCACGAGATATTGGTTCCGGCAATTGCGCTGGGCGTCTCGCTCGATGACCTGACCGGCAATCTGGACACCGACTACAGCATTAGCTTTGACGATCCGTACTATCAGGGCGGGGCGCTCTATTTCGGCGCGATCAATACTGAACACAAGCTTGCGAGCTTTTCGGGCGCCAATCTTGAGGCGACGTTTGAGCTAAGCCCATCGGCTTTGTTCGATGGCCGGCGCGCGGCGTTGTCGTGGATAAAGCCGATTACGGACGCGAGCGGCGCAACGGCGGCGGGCGGCTCAAAAGTCCTGCCGAGTGATGCCGTGACGTTCACGAGCGCGGTGGCGCAGCAAGCGTCAGGGCGATGCCCGATGCGCGATACTGACGGGTTTTATCACGCCGCGAAGGTTGTGATCCCGGCCGCTGCGACTTGGACGTGGGCGCGCGGCGTTGAGTTCGCTGCTGGCGGTGCGCGGGGCGTGCGCTAGTGGGCTTGCTGAGTGCGCTTGGGCGGCGGGGGATGCGGCAACTGCGCTCCGGTGAAATGTTTGGCGAGCCGCGCGGGCTGCTTGGTCGCGTTCAGAAGAGCATGGTTAGCGGCAGCGATGATCTGGCGCAAGCCGCGCGGCCTGGAGCGTTGAGACCCGCCCCTGACGGAAGCCCGTCTGGAAACAGATTGAGCGATCCTGAAATTGAACGCCACATGCGCGGGTACTGCGGTGATCTTGCCTGCCGGATTCACGCACGAACCGGCCTACCGCTTGAAGCCATCGAAGTTCAGGGCGTCAAAGAGCACTTCATGGTGCGCTTGCCAAACGGCAACTACTTAGACGCGCGCGGCGAGCTGACACCAGAGCAAGCCCTCCAAGGCGATTGGTTCTCAAGAGGCAATCCGCGCATTGTGCCCACGACAGCAGAAGAGGCGGCGACGCACACGCTGCGCGAGACAGGTCGCGATGTGAATGCTGGCGCCGAGCAGTACGATGGCATTATCGACCGGCTCATGGGCGGGCGATGACTACTCTGCCGCGCCGCAGCCCAAAGCTCGTCCCTGGCTACAGCAGTGAAGACGTGCGCGACGCAATCGGCACGCTGGAAGACCGTCCGTATATTCCCGAGAAGACGCCTGCCTCATCGAGCGCGGACGGCTACGAGGGCGAGATCTGCCAAGACGCCAGTTACATTTACACATTTTGCGATGGATCATGGAAACGGACAGCCAAGAGCACGTTCTGAGCGACTACCGGCCTATCGTGCCTGAGCTTATCGCCATCGGCGTCAATGACCTCCCGACCGCATGGCCTCACATTGAACCGATGTTGCGCAAGGCGTGCGAGGATTCGCGCGGCGAGTTCTCGGTTGAACAAGTGCTGCGCGAGATGGGCTTAGAGAACGGCGTCGAGCGCTGGAAGCTTCTTGCGATCGTGCGCGAAAACGCTGTGCAAGCGGTGATGGTCGTTTGCCTCACACAAAGCGGCGAGAAGCGCACGCTCGATTGCCTCCTTGCCTCTGGCGACAACGCGAAAGAATGGCCGCTGGTTGACGAGCAGTTCGATGCCTTCGCGTTGGCGCACGGCTGCACGAGCGTTCGCATTCCATGCGCGCGCAAGGGCTGGGCCAAGGCTCTGCCGCACTGGAAAATCCGGGGATACGTGATGGAGCGTGAAATCTAATGGGCGGCGAATCAAGCGGCAACTCCACGGTCACCAACCGGACGGAAGTTGACCCAGTAACGCAGGCATGGCGCCAGCAGCTTATGACTGCGGGTGGCGCGCTCTACAATCAAGGCGCTCCGAACTACTACCCCGGCAACACGGTCGTCCCGTTCTCCGATCAAACGCAGAGCGGCATGAACTATCTGCAAAATCAGGCGCAACAAGGCGCGCCGAACTTGCAGGCAGCGAATGACTCCGCCGCGCGCGGGCTCTCGGGTTGGAATCCCGCAATGCCGTTTGCTGCGAACGCAGCGGCGGGCGGGCTCTCAAACAATCCGGCGAACCAAGCGCTCTCGCAATACGGGACGGGGAATAACCAATACGCACAGGGGCTGTTTCAGCAAGCAGCCGGCGACGTTGGCAATGCCGTGAACACGCAAATGGCGCAAGCCGGGCGGTACGGCTCTCCCGGCGCACACACCGGCACGATGACGCGCGAGATCGGCAATCTCTACAATCAGATGATGACGCCGCTTGCTGAGGCGGAGCGCAATCGCGGCCTGACGGCGCAGCAAACGATGGGCTCGCTCTATGACAGCGGGCAAAATCGCGCGCTCCAAGGCGCTGACCTCTATGGCAGCATGTACAGCCAAGGCAACGCAGACGCAGCGCGTCAGCAAGCATTGCTCGGCAGCATCTACGGCTACGGCCAAATGCCGGGCCAAGCGATGCTCGATCTCGGCGGCATGTACGAGGGCCAAGCGGAGCAATATCTCGACGCCGATCGCGCGCGTTACGATTACGCAGCGAACGCGCCGTGGGAATTGCTCGGCCGTTACAGCGGCCTTATGAGCGGCTTGCCGGACTTCTCCAGCACGACGCAAACGCAGCAGGGGCCGGGGCAAAACCGGCTGATGCAGGGCTTGGGCGCAGCGGCGTCTGTCGCCAGCCTCTTTGCCGCGTTCGGCGGCTCAGACGTTCGGATCAAGAAGAACATCGAGTTCGTCGGCGCCGATGAGCGCGGCCATCGCTGGTATGATTTCCACTACATTGGCGAAGACGAGCGCGATCCGAAGCGCCGTGGCGTCATGGCTCAAGAAGCGGCGCGCATCGCGCCGGAAGCGGTGTCGATGCATCCGCTTGGATTCTACTGCGTCGATTACGGGGCTTTGTAATGGGACTTCTCAGTCAACTAATGGGCGGCGGCTTGATGGGCCAAGGCGGTGGGGCAGGCATGATGGGCCTGCTACCGATGCTGATGCAGCGCCAGGGTGGCGGTCACGGCGGCGAAGGCCAGCAACAGCAGCAACAGCCGGGGATGATGGGGCGGCTCGGCAACTTGGCCACAGATCCAATGTTTCAGCACAACATGCAAATGGCGACGACCGGCCAATCTTCGGGCATGCCGCAGCCGAGAATGGGCGCCGCGCCGTTCGGGCAAACATCAGACATGCGCCCGCCGATGATGAACCCAGGCGGCGGCATCGGTGGCGGCATGACGCAGCCGGGAATGCCACAGCAAGGCTTGCAGCCTCCGCAAATGCCACCGGGCCAAGGCGGCATGGGCGCGCTGATGAACGGCTTCTCCACGTCGCCAGAGTTTCAAGCGCAGCTTGGCGCGATCCACGGCGGCACATCGCCTGGGTATCAGCCGCCCCAGTTCACACCGCCCGCAACGCCCGTTCCGCCGATGGGCCAAAACGGCCGGCGCATGAGCGGCGGTCAAGGCGGTGGCGCAGGCAATGCTGGAAGCCTCGGCATTTTCAGCGGCTCCGGTTCAAGCGCCAACGATGATCTTTTGCGTCGCCTCTTTGGCAGCGTGCCGAC